TTGTCGTTTATTCCAATTTTTTACAACCCATTTTTCATTAACTATCTCGATGAATCCTTTTTTCAAAAATAGATCGCGTGTTTGGATCATTTGATCCAAATCGATCCGCATCGAAAAAGCGATGTCTGTTTCATGTAACGTTTCAGAAACGTTACATCCATATAGACAAAATAACATCACTAAACGCCGTTGCATTTCCTCTGACATACTTTGTACTTTTGGATCGTGATAAAATTCTGTATAAAATCTAAACCAAGGTTTAGACATAAAAACCCCCTGTCTATAATGTCTTTAGATGCTTCTCTTCCCATTCTTTTATTGCTTCTACAGGAATAAATACCTTTCTACCTAACTTTAAGACCGAGGGGGCGCGGCCTGTTTTTTGTAGATGAAAATAATAAGGCAATTTAATTCCGTACATGTTACAAAACTCTTTAATTGTATAAGCCTTTTTATCCATTTATCCTCCATTTATATAAATAGTATGTTCAGTATATTATATACCAATGGATATTAATAGATATTTATTTATATAAATATTGTTGACAGATGGGTTTCAATTGTTATATTATGTTTTTAGCAGAAGAATTTATTCCTCATTCGGTTGATATCACTACCAACATAGAAAGTTACTTAAATTTCTTCTGCTAAAAACATAACAATAATTGGAGAATAATAATGAAAGTATCTATGGAATTCGATCGCTTTGTACGAACCTTCCCTTTAACCGCTGAATTTATACAATCCTTAGTTCATCATGATTTAGCTAATTTAGACTGCATGAATAATTGCGAACAAGAAGCTCTTTTAAACGCTTATTTACTTGATAATAAAGACGATGACTATCTAGATGTGGTTTGCGATAAAGACGTCCGAATATCGCTTGCAGCGCTCTTTACTGAATCTACGATGTCAACCTGGAATTTAAAAGCCGTTCTAACCGATGTCATTATGCAAACCTGGGATCAACAATTTGATGAAATTTTTGACGAATATCGCAATCAATATTTAGAAAAAATATCCATTGCAAATGCCGAAGAGTTATCAGATTTAGTTGATGAAAATTATAAAATGGAACGGGAGATCTAAAATGTTACGAGCAAAAAAACCTGAAGCGGTTAAAAAGCGATTAAAGGCTTTATTTTACGGTAAAGCCGGTGTTGGTAAGACGATGGCCGCTATTCAATTTCCACGGCCATATCTTATCGATACAGAGCATGGCGCTGAAAACGATCAATATATTGATCTCTTAGAAAAATCAGGGGGAGTTATTTTTAGTACAACTGATTTTGATGAGATGATAAAAGAAATCATTACGCTTTTATCTATAAAGCACGAGTACAAAACATTGATTATAGATCCTTTAACAATAGTCTATAACGATTTACTCGAAAAATCAGCCGCCATGCTTTCCAAGGATGGTAAGGACGGTACTGAGTTTGGACGTCATTACAATCTGGCTAACAAAAAGATTAAACATTTGTTGAATCTATTATTACGCTTGGATATGAATGTGATCATTACAGCTCATAGTAAAAATGAATACGGCGCAAAATTAGAATTGATAGGTCAAACCTTCGACTGCTATAAGAAATTAGATTATTTATTTGATATTGTATTTAGAATCGAAAAGTTTGGCAAAGAACGTCGTGCTTATGTTGATAAATCACGTATCAAAGAATTTCCAGAAAATGAGTTTTTCCCTTTTTCATACGAAGAAATATCTAAACGTTATGGCATTGATATGTTAGAAAAAGATGCTGTTCCGGAAGTGTTGGCCTCACAAGAGCAAGTTTTAAAATTAAAAAGCTTGATTGCCTTATTAAATATACAAGAAGATGTTACCGATAAATGGAAAGCAAAGGCCAATGCTGAAACATTTAATGAAATGACGCAAGATGCCATACAAAAATGTATTGAATTTTTATTGAGTAAAGTAACTACCGGAGAAGAAAATGTATAAAATACCTAATTGGATTGATAGAGCCGAATTAGATAGGCCTTTATTTTTAACTAATATACCTTATGAATTTGAATTATTAAGTATTGAAGATGCCATATCACAATCTGGATCTCCTATGTGGAAAGTTGTGTTAAAAATATTTGATGAACATGGATCTAATCCAACTTTTAAATCCACAATTTCTTTGCATGAAAAAATGATGTGGATGGTAGCGCATTTTATGGATTCATTGGGTGCTATTCATATGTATGATAAAAATGAAGTTGATTTTGAATCTCTAAAACATAGAATCGGACAATTAATTTTTAAAGAAGATTCATTCATTGGTTCTGATGGCACTACGAAACAAACTATTAAAATAAAAGATTTCATTAAAAAAGAAAATCAAATTAAATTAGAAAAAACAAAAACGTTTAATGATGATATTCCGTTTTAAATGATTTGATGTCCTTCCTCATCTCACACAGGCTATCCCTCTTTGGCCGATGTTGAAGGGCATCCCTTTTATAAAAATAATTAGGTGAATTATGAAAAGATATAAAAAAGATTGGATTGCAAAAAAACTACAAGAAAATCACGATTATCCTCTTACATCAGATTTAGAAAATTATAGTCAATTATGTAATCGAACTAACCACGAATTTACTAAACTAGATAGATATTATGATTCAACATGTAAAAATATAACCGTCTTCGGATGTATTTTTATTTTGAATTTTTTATTATCTTTGACTTTTTTCTTTACTCTTCCTTTATGGATTGTCATTTCGTCGCTTTTATTATCTACCTTATGGTTGTGGGTAACATGGGGATTTGTTAAAGATTTGATTTTTTTTGATAAAAATAATTAGGATAGAAATGAAATCAATTTTATTAATGAACGAGGGATTTGTATCTTACGTAGATATCTATAGTATTTGTTGCCTTAGTGTACCTGGAAAATATAGAGATGACCAAAGTTGTTGTACGCTTGTACAAGGGCAATGGCTGTATTGGAATGATAACATTGAGGATGTTTTCGATATAATACGTGATTATATTCCTTTGATTGAACTACATCATCAAGAAAAAACTGCGTATGTAAATAGCGATAAAATATGCACGATTGTTAGACCAAAACATAAATTTTCGCACTGTAAAGGCAGAACCTTCATAGAAGGCGTTTGGTTGGACTGGGATGAAGATCCAGAAGAAATCATATTATTAATAGAAAAAGAAACATTAAAAATGGTGGATTACATATGAAATTTATAAAACTTACGAATCTATATAAGACCGGAATACCTTCCTATGAGTTTTTTATAAATCCAGCTTATATAATCCATATAAATCAATTTACTACTGGGGATGGTGGGGGATCTGAAATTTATTTGATTGAAAGTGAAAGTTTTGAAGTTGTAGAATCAATCGGAAAAATATTACAATTAATAAAAGAAACTGAGGATATATAAATGAAATCCAGAGATTGCCAGGAATGTGAACAACTTAAAAGATCAATTGCATTTCTTGTGATTATTATTTCATTATTAGTAATAATTATTTCTGTATATTAAAATTAACACATCATATGGATAATAATTGGTTTTATATATGCAGTCCTTTATTATGGCCTTTAGGTATTTTTGTTTTTTGTTATGAGTATATTGAAATGAGTTTAATTAAATTATATTTTTTATTGTATCTTATTCCGAGTCTCTCTACTGCGAATGCTCCACTTGCTGTAGGTGGTGCGATTAGTATGGCGATTTCATTTGTATGCTGGATGATGTCTGCTGATTGGATGGTGGAAAACGAAGAGGATATTAAAGTATATGAATCACTTAAAGTTAATTCACGACGTGCTTTTAAATTCAGCATTTTATTCTTTATTTTATCAATACTAACTTTTTGTTGCCCCTCTAAAAAAGATATCATCGCAATTTATGGCATACATTATGCATCTACTAATAAAGACATTTCCCAACTTCCTGCTAATGCGGCTAAATTTTTAAATCAGCAATTACAAAAACAACTAACTGGAGATAATGAATGAGAAAATATACTGTTGTAAAATTCAATACGCATCCTAATAAAGGGGTTGAGTTTTTTAAGCGAATGGTAGAAACCAATGAAATTGGTATCTATACTCATAGAGATCATGCTATTAAAGCTTGTATAAATTTAAGAATACGCGATTTAGATCATCTTTATTTAGTTAGAGAATTAGATCTTATTTTAATGGATGGCTTAGAGCCTGCTAAAATAATTTTAGGCTACCTTCACTTTTAACTTGGAGAATAATAATGAAAAAATATAGCGTTGCCAAATTTAAACAAAAATCTCATGATGGTAAATTATTTGGAAGTATAGTTTTATTAAATGAAACTGATTTTTTCAAAACAAAAGAAGATGCGGAACGGCATATTGTAAATATGAAGTTAAGAAATCCTCAATATCTGTGGGCACTCAGTGAATATGATATAGAAAGAGATCCAGATATCGAAGAAATCATAACTCATCGGTATGTTATTTGAGATAATATATGAAAATTGAAACAAAATATAACATTGGTGAAACTGTATTTTTGCTTCTTACAAGTAAAATTTATAAAACTAAAGTATTTGGAGCAGATATATATATTAATTCTGAACTTCCAACAAAAGTCTATTATAAATTAGAAGATGTTGAAAATAGTGAGTTTAAACTTTCATATATAGGAATTAATGAAGATTATCTTTTTAGAACTAAACGCGACTTGATTAATTTTTTAAGAGACAAATTAAATAATGAAAATTGAACTTGGTGGCTCATCAATGATGTTATTTATTATATTTTTAATATTAAAATTAGAGCATATTATTAACTGGTCTTGGTGGCTCGTGACAATTCCATTGTGGCTACCACTTTGTATTGTTATACCTATTTTTCTTATTGCTTTTTATTTATTTTTTTATGGGAGAGATTGATGAGATTAGATTCTAATACCGTAAATCATGATATTAATAAATTAATACATAAAATAGAAATTATTGAAAATATTATTCATGAAAAATTTATTGATAGAATTGAAGAAATAGAAAATCAAATAATAAATCTTCATGAAGTAATATCTACTGGATTGTTAGAATCCATAGATAATAAAATAAAACGTGCGCTGATAGATTATCATACACAGATTATTGATAATTTACAAAAAACAATTGTGTGAGGTAAAAAATGAGTGGTGGTTCATATGATTATATTCATCATAATATTATAACAGTAGCTAATGATATTCGTCGTAATAAATGTGATAAACGTAGAGTATCCTTTTGTAAATTATTACATTTAGTTTCTGAGGCTCTCTATAGAATTGACCTAGTTGATTCTTGTGATTCAGGTGAAGGCGATGAATTTGAAGCTATTGATAATGTATTTAAATTCTTGAAAATGGATCCTGATAATAGATATAAAATAGATTTTTATGATGAATTGAAAACGATATTGGAGAAAGATAATGCATGAGAATCCTTGTTTAATACTTTTATTTGGAATAATTCTAGTAGCGTGTCTATCGATAGGGTATATATTAGGGAAATTAATTTGAGGTAGAAATATAATGACTGAATATAGAGTCGATAAAATCATATATGAATCACATAACTTTCTTTTGCGTACACGACGAGATGGAAAATATGTTATATTTAATAAACATTCTGAAGAATTCTATATTCTAGATGATGAGATGAGCGCTACGATTAAATTGATTATGCTAGCTGAAGATTTTGTGCCATGTAAAAAGTGTCCTATGTGTACAACGGAGATAGCAGAAGTGAAAATTGAAGTAGGAAAATATTATAAAACAGAGCGAGGTTGCAAAGCTCGTGTCGGTTTTAAAAGTTTCTCTCGCCAAAATTACGGATATCCATTCGTAGGTGAGATATTTGAAGATGGAATATGGAGACTTTTTTGTCGCGTACAGTCTCAGTGGAGCGAAGGCGGACAATACAGTGATGATACATATAGTCCGGGTAGAAATATAATTTCTGAATGGACAGAAGAAGATGAAGAAAAATGGATTAAAGATAATATGGAAAAGGGATACGAAATAACAACTGGGTGGATCAATCAAAGAAATGATTAATAGAGATGAAAAATGAAAGCATATGAAAAATTATTTAATCAATTAGATGAATGGACGAAAAAAATTAAACAAAATGAACAGTTATCTCAATCATTACAAATCCCATGGAAAAATGATTGTGAAAATTTAACTTATGAATTAAAAAGAAAAGAAAATGAAAGCAATACTTAAATTTGATTTAAATGATGAAGATGATTCGTTTTGCTATAAACGTGCAATACGATTTAATGATATGGCAGGCGCCATTTCTGATATACGTCAACTTTCTAGATCGCTTTTAAAATATGAAGAAAGCTCTTCCTATATGATAAAATTAGAAACACAGGAACAATACGATTTAGCTGAAAAAATATTAAATGCTATTTACGAGATTTTAAAAGAATACAATGTTAATGATTTGGATTAAATATGAAAGAAATTCGTGTAAAGGTATCTGTACGAAATAATTTAATCATGGAGGCAATAGAAAAAAGAGGTTATAAATATTTGACGGAGTTTGCAAGAGATAACGGTGTTAGAACTCAGTATTTTGATGAGTTAGTCACAATGCGTATAAGACCCATTAATGAATTTAATGGGCAATTTTGTCCGGCTGCAAAAAAATTAATGGAAATATTAGGATGTGCTCCGTGTGAATTATTTACTAAAGAACAATTAACTTTAAAATTAAATAAAAATACGAGCCAATTAAAATTATCAATGAATGATATCAAGCAATTAATGACATCTGACGTTAATGGATTATATATAGAAAATAAATCTCTTGATGAGGAAGTTGATTCACATAATTTAAAAAATAGAATAAATAATGCATTATCTTATTTAACACCAAGACAAGCAACGATTCTAACGTACAGGTATGGCCTTAATGATTGTGGAGAAAAATCATTAGACGATATTTCTAAACAACTGGATATAAGCACAGAAAGAGTACGACAAATAGAATTTAAAGCGTTAAGAAAAATTAGAGATTTTCCACATATGAAAAAAGAATTTATCGATTATTAAGCGATCCAATAGAACTACCAAAATAAAAACCCAAGATAATCGAAAAAGCCATTCCTAATGCGCCACTTAGGATATCTACAGAGCCTTTTGCATCTGCATCAATATTCACAAACATTAATGCAACCATCGTTGAAAAGAAACCAAATGTAATAAGCAAAGCAAGTATAGGTGTAATATTACGATTTAAAAAACTCGCCTTAAATGCTTTTTCATTCATTGATCTAGCATCGGCTTTGTCGTCATAACTTAATTTTTCTAAATCAATATCTAATTGTTGTATTTTTATTTTAAAATCATTATCCGCTTGTTGTAATTTAACAAGGCATTCTTCTGTGTTTACATTTAAATCTTTTAGGATTTTATCCGGAGTGGCATTAGGGTTGCCAAATAATGCAGTACTAATGGCGGCAATAGCTGCCCCGATTAACGGGGAACCCAGTGCAGTTCCAATAACAGGCGCCACATTGCTGATAATGCTTTTAATTGCTGTAGAGGTCTTGTTCATTCGGAACCATCATTTTATATAAATTGATAGCGCGGGATTTAACTTGATCAGCCCATTTGCTGTTAAGCATTTCATCAGCTGCTTTGGCATAATTACTTTCTTTTAAAGCAGCAATCATTTTTGTAAAGCCTAATAATCGCCTCATGCCCATGTTAAAACACATATCAATCAGAACACGCTTACGGCGCTCAATAAGTTGATTATACCAATCGAATTTCTCTAACGATTGCCTGCATTCGGCAATGTCATTACGTAATAGATAAATGACTTCGGAATCACATATGCCCTTATCACGTAAATTTCTACCCACGCCAATCGTTTCAATGCCCAAGGTATCTTTATATACCCTGAGCTTGAAACCTTCATGCTGTATTAACTGTTTTTCTAATTCAGTTAATGGTTCGGACATTCTCTAAACTCTAAATGCTGCGTAATTAAGTGTAGTGGCTGCACCCGGATCAGCTGAAAGTACTGTAATAATGTTATTTGCAGCAGCCAATACTTTTTGAACAGAGACGGCGTTTGTACTGCCTCGTACTTGAACAACAGGAATATCGGTTGCAAGAAGACCAGGTACAGAAATATTAAATGTTGCAGCGCCACCGCCGTAAGCAAAAGTTCCTGCAAATTGTGTTACAAAAGGCGCAAATGCAGTGAAAGTAGTCGTTACATTAGGTGTAATAGCCGTTACCAATAACATAGCAGTCGAATCAGATGCGCTTATATAAATCAAATCATTCACTTCTAGAGTGCCTGCTTGATTGGTTAATTGATTTTGAGTGGGTGGCAATGCAGCATCAAAATAACCTGAAGCAGATATAGTCGCTGCGGTATCGGTACTTGATTTATAACGATGAATTGCTGGCGATGAATGCCCAGTTACTGAATTAAAAGTGCCACGGTCAATTGTCATATGTAATAGATCTAAAGCCATTGTAAAACCCTCGTAAATGAATAAAAAATAAAATCAGTATAACATTGTGTGAAAAAATAACCAAGATAGCCAAAAAATTCGCTATTGTCGTACTACTAGAACAACATCAGGCGATACGGCGCTTACAATAAAATTACCATATCCGTCTAATGCACATACTGTAATAACATCATTCACTAATAATGTACCTGGATTATCGATATTAACCTGATTAAAATAACCATCAGCAATAATATCATTAAAATGTTCATTGGGATCTGAAACTGTATTATACATATACCATGCATAGCCCAATGCCCTATCATGATCTATCAACGTATTAAAATAATCCGAATTATACATAATTTACCTCATGCATATGCAATTGTATTCAAAGTAACACCATCCCAAAATTTCAATACTTTATTCGTATCGTCATATATAAAACATTTTGGTAAATCAGGATTGTTTGCTATTAATAGAGCAATATTATCAGATGAATCGTGTGCAACAGCCGTAAAGTGCGCATCTTGCATATTTAAATAGCTAGATGTCATCGTGCGATTGCCATCTTCGTCATAAGATATTTTGAGAATTTGATATTGATCTAACATTCGTTTATCTCCGTTATTATTGACCGTCTACAAAGGCTTTATATTTGCACGAAACACGCTGTACATATGGATTTGTAGACGCTGGACTGGATGTATTTACTAACGTAAAAAACATATCTCTTCCTGCTATAGACGCAGAGCCTAGATCTGCGGCAGTAATTGTAATACTTGTTGTCATGCGTTTTAATAAAACCGCTGATGATGTTGTGGTCGCTGTTTTAGTTACAACGGGTGCAGTCGGAGGATTTCCAATTAAATCGCCTGCGTCTAAAAGTTGAAAATATAATGTCCATCCAAATGATCCGGCCGTGGTAGTGCTAGGTGTTGACATAAATTCAAATGTCATATCAGTATTGGGTACATAATCATCTGGAATAATAACTTGTGCCACAAATGCTCTGTCATTATCTGCAAAATTTAATCCCGTAACAAATGAATTTAAATTAGTTCGAGCAAATGCTGGTTGTCCATCAACGATACTGGTAGAACCCGTATTAAATAACATTCTTGTTTTCGCATAGGTAAATGCATGTGATATTCTATAAAGATTTGCATTGTCACTTACAAGTGTCACTGAATCATATTGATTTAACCTATAAATTGAGGCGTCATTTATTGTTCCTGACGGGCACGATAATGTAGATTGCGTTGCATTATAATTTGAAAATGTAGCGAAAAATCCTGATTTTGTTAAAGTAGGATCAGGTAATGTAGCTATAATACCCGCCCCTATCATACTATAAAATATATTGGATACGTTCGGATTAACGGAAAAAGAAACATTATTTTCTGAATAAAATTGTATAAGATTGCCTTTACCTACTGAATTAAACATATATCACCTTAATTTGTATACCAGTTTGTACCATCAGAAAAAATAAAAAATGAACCACCGCTTACAGTTATTGTAACAGATGCCACACCATTTATTGTTTTTCCACCATTGGGTGTAATGGTAATATTATTTGTAAATGCATTATTAGATTTGTCTTTAACAAAATATTCTCGTCCATTAACAGCATCAGTGGATGCTAATGTAATAGTAATAGCTAGCGTGGTCGTATTTACAAATATCGCCTTACATTTCGTCGTCGATGTAGTAAAGTCCGCACTCACAGTCACTGTTGCACAGTTAACCGTTCCATTTACGGATAATGTAGAAATCGGCGTATTTGTACTTACGCCTGTTCCATTTGGCGCATTAATAATAAATGTTTGATCGGTCGTTGATGACATCGCTATTGATGAAGCACCAACCATTACTACATTATTATTCGATATCGTACAATTTGAACCGATTGCGGTAGAATTACTCGATGTACCCGTCAAAAGATTGCCTTGTCCGCCGATAATAGTTCCAATAAAAACACCACTTGCCGTACTGCAACCTACGCTCCCTACAATTGTTGAAAATGTTCCCGCATTTGTATTTAATCCACCACCTACCGTAGCCGTTAATACCCCAGATGATGTATTACCATTACCCCCCATAGTGGCAGATGCTTGTCCTGATGCAACTGAACCAAAGCCACCTAATGCAATTGCACCTTCGAACGATGCAATCGCATTTAATCCCATAGCCGCACTATATATAGCAGACGCTGAGGCATTTAAAAGTGCCGCAAATGACCAGTTACCTAACGCAGTCGTATTTTGACCCGATGAAAATGACCAATTGCCTGCGGCAGTCGTATTTTGACCCGATGAAAATGACCAACTGCCTGAAGCGGTACAATTTTCTCCAAATGAAGAAGAGTGTGTCCCAATAATACTATTATTCCATTGGACGCCATTAACTTGACCTGCTCTAAATGCTGCTTTTCCTGGGTAGAAAAACATTTGTGGATCGAAAACTGTAGCAGGGACTGCGCCTGTTGCTATGGATTTTGTAACACGAAATAAATCATTATATTGCCCATACATATCTGATCGAATAACAAGCCCCATTCCAGAAGCTACTGAAAACTCTAAATTGGATTTTATATTTCCTAGAGATGGCACTCCGTCAATTCGACTTACAATCGCAGAACTTAAACGAAATGTTGCACCATCATAACCACCAAAGTAATGCGAACCCACCACATCGCCATTATTAACAATAAGCGGAGCACTCTTGGTTCCTCGCGCACCTAAACTATACGTAGAAAAATGATTTTGTGCATTAGCGTACGATTTAAATATACCCACAGCTTGATTAGAAACTTCAATACTCGCATTAAAGGGTGATTTGATTGATATTGCATCTACAGATGTCGTCGTCGATGCATCATTTATTGAAATAGCTTTTCCCGGAGCATCAGAAGCTAAAAAATTTGCGTCCGATATTAAATTTCCAACACTATTTGAGTAAGGAATAGAGAGCGGTTGTAATGCGGGTTGTTTTGTCCAACCACCAGCAGTAAAAATAACGGCTTGTCCTGTCAACCAATTTCCAAAACCATTCAATATCGTATTTCCTGCTACACTTACAATATAAACATCACCTTCCGTACCGACACTACTTACTAAGGTAGGTGTATTGGTGGTGGCATCCCATAGTAATGCTGCATCGGTAATGGGTGACGAACTTACCCATGTATATACAATTCCTGTAATATCCGTACAAATGAAATACGTATTAGCGGTTGTGTTTACATAAGTCTGACCTAAAAAACCCACCGTTGCTGTTGTTGGATCAGCTACACCGGATAAATATAAATTATTCTCCATATACACTTGTGTATTTAATAGTGTACATTTTTGAAAAGGCGCAGTGGCACCAAAGGGAAAGCGCGTTACGCAAAACGTATCCGTGGGAATTAGATTACCTACAAGTGCGGGTTCTTGATCATATCGAATATTTGCCATATATCACCTATATTAATTATCTGTTAATTGATCTGGCGTATTGTCAGTTAACAAATTATTTGCATTATCTATCAAATTATCAGGTACTGCTGGAAAGAATATATTTGAATCTATCAATACAATAAAATACCCACTGGTTTGATGAAACATTATGCACCTCCAAACCACCATATCCCAGTAGCCGTTGTTGCTAATAAACCCACAGAATTAAATGTATGATTCGTAACAACCCTAATCGCCCCTACAGGAATTAATTGACCCGCAGTTACTGCCGGATAATAACCAAACTGACCATCTGGAAATTGAAATACAATAGCACCCGCAGTTCCGCTTACTACAAATTTAGCCAGTTCGGGTTGTGTACCCGTATCTGTAAGGAAATATTGATCCAATGTAACTGCGCCACCACGCGTAAATACAATGCCAAGATGCTCACTTCGATTATACGGATCTATCGGAACAGTTTTAAAGGTCGTTGAAAACATAATATTATCTCGCTATAAAATAATCGTTATTGCCAAAAATCCAATTTGTGCCGTAATACCACCCACGGCACTTTTTACGCCTACGAATTCAAGTGAATGACCCAATCCAATCTCAACCATTGCATTTATAGGTATATTAGCATTGGTTGTCTGTGCAAGTACAAAGGGATAGGATGCAGAATAAATAGTATCTATGCCATCAAAAAGACATTTTATATAAAATGTATCAAAACCAGAACTCTCAACATTCGCCCATCCACTTACTATCACCACACAGGGCTTATCGGGCGTTATACGTCCGCCTGAAATCCAAGTGGATGGAAATCCGCCCGTAAATACAAGCGGAATAAGCGTGTTACTTGTTCCTATATTTGTTACGCCGGAATTGCATTCTATAAAAACGTCATTTCGATTCGCCCAGCCTAAGTGTCCTGAAAAATTTATATAAGGAAATGCATTTTTTTCAGTATATGAATTAAAAGGCGGTATCTGAAGGCAGGTAATATTTTCTTTTGTTAAATAATCAAAAGATTGCAATGTAGGTGTGTTATTTAACTGTATATTCGTTAAATTAATTGTACTTGCTGCATCCTGTGGCAATCTAAATCGTATTTGAAACGAACTATCTCGATTGGTTCCTAATGTTTTACCGGCAATGGATGCAATGGCTGTTCCATTTATAACATAAGGCGCCCATATTGGGGTTAAATTAAATGTTTGTATGGTTTGATCAACCGATGCGGAGGGTGTGCCACCTGTACCAAAATATTGAAAATAACGTACTTCGACCGGATTGGCGAGTGTCGTTGATTGACCCCAGAAAGCTATGGATATAGTGCTATTTTGAAATGAATTTACATCTTCAAATACAAAATACAAATCTTTAATTAATTCACCACTTCCTGGCACAGAACATTCATAGGAAAAATAATTAGGTGGATTATAGAGCGGTAACGCAGAACCCGGTAAAAATGCAACAATCTTAATTTCGTCAGTTGCACTTGTATTTGTTTTAACAAAAAACCAATTTCCTGAACCAATTTGTTGAGATACCGTTAAAGGACTAAATGTTGTTTTTAGTGCAAAATTGAATTGCGAATCATAAATAAAATTTGTGAAATCATTATTAATTGTAACGGGAACAATTCCGCCATCTTGCGGCGCATTAAAATCAGGTATTGTTCTTACAATATTATTATTAACATCAAATATTTCTAAATAATAATTTTCATCAGATGCCCAGTAGAATGGTCCTTGAAATCCTGCGGCATTGAATACAATCGGTTGAACCCATGCAATAGTTCCGGCTGGATTTTGATAAACGGCTTTAAATTGGCTTCTTACGGTATTGCGATACGCTTTCATATAGCCATTAGCTAACGGTTCGCCGGTATTATCACGTAATACCCACAGTGGAATAGGTGCCAAATTATAACTAATCATATCTCATACCCAAGTAATAGCGTGTTGTGTGTACGAGATGAGTTTATTATAGCATACATACTTACAATCCCAAATGACGTAAACCTTCATATCCGCCTATCAATGCACCAGTGCCCTTAACCCAATTTCCGTACTTTTTAACCGATGCAGCTTGGTCTCGAAGCGCATTCAATGCATTTCCCGTGTCTGGCATATGTAATGCATGTAAAACATTAGGTGTTTTTTCATATTGTGAAATTACTTCATTTACACCTACATTTGGCTTGGTAATGCCTTGCGTTCGAGTCATCAATTGTTGTGCTAATAATGAATTTCTAAAACTTGAATCGCTTGCAACATGACTTCGGATGACATTCATGTAATTATTAGTATCACCAGAACTTAACGTTTTTAAAACATCATTAGGTATATTACCCGTTCTAACCATTCCTTTAATACCTTTTGCTTTTCCGTATGGAACTACATTATTTTTCCATCCGTTTCGAGCGTAAATTAATTGTTTTTGTAAATCCGTATCACCATTTTTTTTAAATGTATCCATAATATCTTTACGCACGGCCTGTTGCGTATTATATAATGCACTCGCTGTTTCTCTATCTCCTGCATCTTTTATTGCTATATTTTTAAAGTCAGCAGATTCATTCCCTAGAGCGCTTTGTAATAGATGGGCGTTCGTATAAGATGGTATACGTTTATAATTTTGAATTAACTTTTGTGTTGTTGGACTAATAGATTTAATCAATGATTTCGATTCTGGATTTAATAAATTATTAAACATTTCGCCTGTTTTTTGGCTAGTATTTATGATTTTACCTGTGGTAGTTACAGTTCCTGTATTTGTATCTACTTTTGGCATTGCATCAGCGGTATAACCTTTATTAACAGCCGATTGCTCTGTTTTGTTAAATTCATTTCCCCAAATGTTTTTTTGGTTTTTAGCGCTTTCAATGATTTTTGTACCATTGATATCATTAATTTGTTTAAAATCCGGCATTCCGATTTTAGAATCAGTTGGATTACCTAAAAATTTATTGTAACTGAATTTTAAGAAATCATTCATTGCGTTACTAGGTTGTGGTGTATTACCTTGCGCTAGTGTGGCTACCGTGTTTTGCGCTTTAGTATCGATAAACTCTTGTGGCAATTTACGCAGCGTATTTAATACGCCGGGTATTTTTAATATGGTTGATGTTGCACCGCCTAACGTTCCACCAATCAATGCATTCGTTGCTCTATGGGCTTGACTCCCACTGGTTGCTACATATCCTGTTGCTGCTTGCGTTAATATATTTCTTAGGATATTGGCTCCGCGAAAACCTTCTATGCCTAATGAACCTACAGCACTTTTAGCACCCATTTCGGGGACAGCAAATGGCGCGAGTGTTTTAATTATTTTTCCTGTTATGCTGGATTCATTTACAAAGGGTGCTTTTACAGCTTTCATATTCGGGAAAAGGCCGGTCATTGGTTCTATTAGTTGCCCAAGAACAGGTGTATTCGCTACATCTGCTACACCTTGTGTAAAGCCTTCAATCGCACTTCCAACACCTGTATTAATGGGTTGTGCTACATATTTATTGACGCCACTTAATATATCACTACCTACATTTTCGGCTTTTTGACCAAATGTAAGTGGCATTGCTGGCGCTGTTGGAATATAGGATGGATTAGAACCTAATGCTTGTTCTAACGGTGCAGATTGTTGCGTGGGTTGTGAATAATTAGATGGTGAACCTAAATAATCATCTAATGTTAATTGTCGTGTTTCCATTATTGGCCTCCTTGTGCTGTTTGGGCATCATGTTGATCAATTAAGGCATCTACTTGCGGTATCGTCATACCATTCTTGGCGCCATATGCTGCCCGTGCTGCATATGACCATTGATGTTTTCCATATGGAGCTTGTTCCGATGCAGTTGCAGACGCTGGAGCTCCTGTTGCAGATGCAGGTTGATCAGTATTAAGCTCATTATAAATTTTATCGGCAATTTCAGATTGCGACGGTAATTTTTTGTTGCCGCTTAAATCAAAACCTTGTGACAATAATGCATTATTGGTTGTATCTTTTAATGTTAAATCGGCTAATGTTTCTGAAATCGAACGCAAATAGGCTGTTTTTGTACCGAATGTTGCTGGTGCCATAACCTTTTCTAAATCTTGATAGACTTCATTTGTTTTAGGCAATCCCATCGCTTTCATTACATTATCAACCGTTGTAGGAATATTTCTTTTGGCCGCTAAATATTTTTCATAAGTTGGATCGCCTATATTTAAAATTTGGCCTAGCGCACCTTGTGTTCGATTAATGGCTCCTTGGTATCCACCCAATTCGGGCGATATATTTTGATATAAATCTTGTATATTTGATCGCGCTACACCTAATGCCGATAATTGTGCTTGCGCATTACTTATTGTGGCGCGTGTAGGCGTAATGAAGGATTGTTGAGTTGCCGGATTATAATATACAACACCACCACCTGTTTTATTTGGATTTTGACCAATAGCGCTCACTTGCACGGGTTGACCTTGTTCACCCGTAGCAGCAGTAGCGGTTGTAGCGGCAATTTGTTGTTGTGGCGCTACAGTAGGCATCGAAGGAACAACTGACCCTTGTGTAGCAGCAGATTGTTGTTGTGGCGCTACAGTAGCAGCATTTGGCGCTACATTCGTTTGTACTGGTAACGATGGCGACAATGGAGCCGCTAAAGGTGCTGTTGCTTGCGTTGGTTGTGCAGCAGCAGGCACTACAGCACCATTGGGCAGCTGTACCATATTAGGCGCTGCATTTGTTGCGCTTTTTATTGCATTTAATTTTTGTACATAAGCATCTGCCGCTAATGCTTGTGGGCTTCCATCACCGTAAATTTTATGAATCGTTTGTTGGTCACTTAATGCTTGACCCATCGGTGATGATAAATTCGCTAAAGGATTTTGTGCTTGTTTAAGTTTAGCCTCTGTCAACATTTGGTTTAATTGATCGCTGGTCAATGTATTTTTCAATATCGAAGGTAGATAATTTAAATTAGTTTGTGCTGTTTGATTCGATAGCCCCATTCCTTGATTTCTAAGCATATCATAGTTGGCTAAGTAATTTAAATTAGTTTGATTCGTTTGATTAGCCAACTGCGTTGACAACATATTTTGTTGCAATATCTGCGGATAATTATTCGTATATAACTGCGTCATCTTCATTTTATTATAATTATCCATCATGCCGGATAACGAATTAGTAGCACCGATGAAACCGCTCCACGGGCTCATTGCACCATATTGGCCGTTCATTAACATAACTTACCTCTACAATTCATTTCCAACATAACCACCGGCTTCGCTTCCTGCCATTGCCCCAATCGGACCACCATACATTCCGCCAACTATACCGCCTCCTATAGAGCCAATATCACCCAGCGCTGAACTTGATCCGGATCCTTTTCCGCCACTGCTTGAGCCTGAATTTTTTCCACCGCTTGAGCCACCTGCGGGCGATGCAGATCCCTTTTGCCCACCCATATTCATTAGACCCGCTGACATACCGGAGCCTTTATTAGTATTCTGTCCTTGTTGTTGTGCCATCTGTGAGCCCGCTTGAGCCTGTGATTGTGAGCCTAATAAATTGGCTTGAAGTCCTTGTAAAAATTCTTGTGCTTGTTGTGCTTGTGAATTTTGAGTTTGATTAGCACCCATAGCTTGTTGTTGCAAACCACCCATGCCAGAAAGATATTGATCATTAATGCCCATCATTTTATTAAAATAATCACTTTGATCTTGCTGAGTAATCTGCTGACCTTGACGTTGTAATGCCGTTTGTTCAGCACCACTACCTTGCATACCTGATGCGGCACCTGCGGCATTGGCAGATTGTATACCTTGTTGCTGTGCATAAGCAGCTTGGGGTGATTGCGTATAACCCGACATCATTTGTTGATAAAATTGCTGTGGATTTTGCCTTTGTTGCAACGCATTTTGATATTGGTTAAGCCAATTACCACTCTGGCTTTCCCAGGGGTTCATTGAGGCGCCTTGTGTCCATGGTTGCATAGCACCCGATGAATTTTGCATCGCTTGTGCGTATTCTTTCGCCATATTGGCATATGCATTTTGTTGGCCGCCACTGGAAGCATTAGACGCTGAGGATTTTTTTCCGCCACCGCCACCACTCGAACTTGAACCTTTACCCATCATGATGTTTGTACCTCAATACATAATCGCCACGTATTCGTTTAAAAATCTTTAATCCCACCTGCTGCGAAAATATCAGTGACGGTCTATTGTTCGCTTTTACGTATGTAAACATATCGTATTTGGGATATTCTTCAAAAAACATTTTCATCGCATCCAATGTCGCATATTTTAAATCCTTACCGCGACCATCTGGAACGCTCCCGATATCTGCTACACATCTATTAATATGCGGTAATACTAAAACGCATGCAACTCCCAAATCCTTTTCTTCATTACACAATAAATAACACGATGTCTTTTTTGTTTTTATTGAACGTTCAAAGTTTTCTTCAAATTGTCCAATATTATTCTTTATTGTGTGATACCAAGGAAATAAAACAGAGCCAATTTCCTCACGTAATATAATTTTATTAAAGCGTTTACGCTCATCGTCATCCCATACTTTTAATGAAAATCCACCCATGTACCTCCCGCATACCCTTGAAATTTATTGGTAGTCGTATTATAAATAATGAGGCCATCTGATAATCCTGTCATTGAATTGCGCTGTGTTGTCGTATATCCCGGTGAATTCAACATATAAATATTCAATTGTGTTGTCGCGCCTGCCCCTAATGTGTCTCGTCCTGCTTTAAATACCAAATTAATGGTTTGAACTAATTGGTTAAACCAATTAACGCCAGCGGGCGATAACATACCGTCCTCATTAACAAATTTATTGTTAGTAAATGGATACTGCAACGAATCAAATACGCTCATTCTGGCAATACCTCATAAATAATATACGCTCCAATGACGATAAACGGAACTAAAAATGGGAATTCAATCCGTAAAACAAGACGTCTTGCGCGTTGACATCCTAATCGAGTCCATAACACACGTTTAATATATTGCCCTAATCGACCCATGGTGGCACGTCTTCCATTTCCATAGGTAACACCGCCATCACGGGAAATAAACAAAAGAACAGTAGGCTGTATATTAAATGCAACCAAATCATTTAATTGTGGGTAAATCATTTGATTGGGCAATGTTCCTTGTGGGATACCAGTTACGGCCTCTAATTGAAACCGATCCATTCTTATTCTCTCATTATTATCAGAATAAAATGGAGGGGAAATTAACTGGCATCGGATTAACTCGTTACGATAGGTAAAAAACTGATAGGATAATTGATAAATTTTATTTTCATCTGCCATCCCTACATAATGTTTATTATTAAAAAACGCATGGGTTGAAATAGGGCTTCTATCACCGTCTGGCATTTCAATTTCAGACCATTTATTCGTTTCAACGACATACAAAAATGTTTTATTATCGGTAGAAAAGGATAATTGATAAAACGTAAACCCATTTTCTTTATATAAAATCGCTTGTGACGACGATAAACTCACAACATTTTGTAAATATAGATCTAATTCGGGTGAGCTTACTTTTTGAGGATAAGCCGTGCCTTGGACTAACATCACACCTGCCGCGCCATCTTGATTCTGAGCAAGGTACATCATGATTTCAAATCCTTCTTGTACCGTACCAGGTGACGCACAACCATGTTCAAATAAAGAGTTATTATCACGACGTAATGGAAAATCCGTAGCGCCTGCATCATACCAAACTTCTGTGGAATAATGTCCAAATAAATAAACACGTCGTTTTAGGCAGTTGATGGCGAATAGTTGATCGGGATTGGATTCAAATAATGCAAAGTTCAGCGTTTGCCATGTGGTCCCATCATTTAAATTACTAACATAAAATTTTTGTGAGCCCGAATTAATCAACACAAAATAATTATCAAGTACCGTAACATCCGTTGGAACAACTGGAAATGGAAATGCCACGGTAGAAAAAACAGCGGTTGACGTATTATAAATATAGGCATTTGCGCCATCGACAATAATCAATTGCACTTCATTGGCTGTTATTTTTACATAACCGGATAACGTCGTTAGATTATTTATAAATGTTGGAACAAGTCCCGTGTCAATTCTGTAAAATGCATCACCTGAGACGGCATACATCGTATCTTTAAATATAAATTGAGCACGTATATTGCCACTGCCAACCATGAATGGACTTTGAAATCCGCTACATGGAACCCATGCTACACCTTGAACCGTGCTATCAGCAGGAATTACATACATATTCACCACACGTGCAGCATTGATTACAACATCGCGTTCGAGTTTGTATTCAGTAGGCAAAGGAAATGACTTACGTGTTGAAGCCATTATTACCCTCCGATAATATTAACAAGCGATGAATTGTAATTATAAGCCCGTGATCTAATTAATGCCGATGATCGCACTGATAAATCAATATCATTCGTATTTAATAAATCAGCCATCATCGTTTGATACGTATCTTCAGCGGTAGCAGACCAATTGCCCGACGGATAGTATTGCAGTAATTCACGACCTAACGCATAAATAAAGAATCTCTGTAATGATAAAGGCGTGTTACGTATGGGCTGGAATTTTTCAAATTTATTAATGTAAAATTTAGCCTGTATTTGACAGTCATACGTTTGATTAGGCGCTGGAAAAAATTGCAATATTGTTTTTTCAACTTGTTGCCGAACTAATACGTATGTCGGTCTAAATGTTACATTCAAATTGTAATAATTATTAAATAACGGCGTTCTAGTTACAATATTAACAGGCCACCAAATATCTTGCTGGACAATATTACAATATTGCAATGATGCAATTCGATTGGATTGCACATCGGCAAAAACACCTGGAACATTCGAAAATATATATTCACGTTGTCCGGGTATTAATGCAAATGTACGTTCTTCAGTAATAGGAATGTAGGACGCCGCATCACTGAAGTGATCAATAATTAAATTGATTAAATCAAATGCACGTTCGAAATCAACGCCCGGTATTGTATCTTCTTCATCAAACTCACCGATAAGATAAAATGCGGACAATATCAAATCATTCACAGTACGCGTAGTCTGTGTCATAACATTCCCCTACAAATGGGCATGCGTTTTAATCACGCCCGCATCTACATCGATTAAGAAATTAAACGAATTGCATACTGTGGATGCCATAAGAAGCCGCACAATACATCAAGACGTAAAATGTTGATGTCGTTAATGATATCGCCTTGTTTGCTTAAACGAACAGACACATTCATTTTCTTATCGGTTAATACTTTAGAAAATGGAACATCTAATTGTTGAAGTGGAGGACATACGATATCAAGTCCACGAGAAATATAAGCCGCATTAACGGTATGTGAACCAATAAAGGTTACAACAGAGCCGGAAGGAATTGCATTGCTTACATTGCGGTTTGGATTGCCTGGATCACTGATAATGGTAGGATTAACAAAAATCGTTGCAGCGCCACCACCGGTAGAAATAGCATCGGCTGTTACAACAAACTGCATCTGATTTCCACTGGGTTGATAAGATAATGGATTGATGTCTTGCACGCCCGCTACATGGAAAATATCACCAACTTTAGCCACTAATGTTGCAGGGGTAAATCCAGTCATAGGAATGGAATTACCGGAGGTTACAATAGCTGTAGTGGTAATCGGACCGGCACCAGGTGTACCTGAAATTTGTCGAAAAATATTTTGTGATTGGAACATATCAAATACAGATAAGCGACCCAATACAGAGTTTTGAGTGATATTTTCATTCAAGATTGGGTTGAAGAAATTCGCTAGAGAATTTTTCAATGCACCGCCATCTCTTACGCTCAATGCGCAATAAGAATCAGTTCCTAACATAGGAACACCCATTTCCATCAACTTACTATTGGCTGCATCGAGTGCACCAAATGAGTTAATTGGGGTACCAGCAGTACCTTCAAAGAAATTAAGATTTCGAGCTGCTTGGATAGCAATATCGAATTCCATTTTATTGATCATGTGCAATACAGCAGGTTGAATATAACGTTCATTGAAATCATCAATCGCTAACGTTAAATCTTTTGAGCTATATTGGATAAGCACGTTGTACTGATGATTAATAGTAAGCTGTTCGCTTTGTTCCAATACATCTTGTACTTGACCTACTTGACCGTCACCCACTAAAAAGCGGTTAACGCGTCGAATATTAACGGTATCGCCAATACGATAGTCAGCCATCTGAAAGTCAGCTTGGACGTTTCGTGATGCGGTTTGTAGAAAAGGATTATTATTTACGAACTCAGCTAAAGTGTAGTTCGAAATAAGATCCGTAGTTAAAAAATTATTAGCCATGGTAATTACCTCTTAGGAGTAGCACGTTTATTTCGTTTTCTTAAATGTTCTTTTAACTGCTCATATGACATCGTTGATGTCGTAGGAGCCATTTTTGGCCTATCTTTTACTTGTGAATTGCTAACAGGTTTAGGCGCTTTGGTTACATTTGCATTCGCTGTGCCTTTCGCTAACGAAAATGCATAGGCCGCTACGGCTTTAATCTGTTCGCGCATACCAAGAGAAGATATCCGTTTTAATTCCGCTGGATTCTTTGCAAGTGAATACAAAGCATCAGCAGCGTTTGGCAGATATTGGGCTGCCTCTGCAACACCCTGAGACATCGGTATACGTTTATCAAAAACCACTTCTTCAAAATCATCGTAACGTTCACACGCTTCATCTATCGTTTGTTTAAACTCACTTAAGATTTGCGCTTGCTGCTGTGCTACATAACGGTTTTCACTTTCAGCTCTTTGTTTGGCTTCTTGTTGTTTCCAAATCTTCAAAGCTTTGGCTTCTACTTCGTCTTGTGGCTCAGCTTGAGTATCTTGACCTTGATAAGCATTGGCGTACGTGGCCGTAAATAATTCGTTATACGAATTTAATTGATTCCGCGTTTGCGCAAGTTCATCTTGTAGATCACGATTCTCTTTTTTTATCTTTTTCTCTAAACGTCTGAAGTGTTGCTTCATGTAATCCGGCATAGCTTCGCTGGATTCTTCCGATGTTACATCGTCAGAAGCGGACTGTTCCGGAGCATTTGGCTCTTCAGTCTGATAATCTTGTGGTGCTGTTTCAGCATCATAGTGTTGTGTGTTTTGATCGTTTGCACCATTTAAAGCGTTTACGCTTTCCGCGTTCGCTGTCTCTAAGTTCTGCATATTTCCCCACGAAATGTTATTTCAACATTTTTAAAATAAAAATAAATCGTTATTACAACGGACTCTGCGTGAATGAGAATATGTGTTTATGAGATACGTATGTGCGTATGAAAGTTGTGTGTGTTTATGAAATGTGTGTGTTTATGAGATAAAAAATTGAATTAATCGCCAACCGGAGACGATGTAATTCTGTGTGTAGTTGCGAGTAAGTTCGCCATTGAATCGCGCGTACTGTTCTTTGATTCTACACTGGTTCGATACATTTCAGCAATAGCTTGTAAATTTCTTACATGCGCCATGCTTTGTGAGTCTTGCGCATTTGTTGTTTGTTGTTGTTGCGCAATATCATTGCGATGTAACTCCGATGCCAATTTTTGCTCTTCAATATCCAACTTGCGATTTTGTATTTGTGATTCAGATTGGTTTTTCTGTTGCTGGACTTGTGCTTGCATCATCTTAGCTTGTGCAGCGGGATCAGGTGGTGGAGAAGCAGGCGGAGGGGGCGGTGGCGGCGCTTCACCTTTTTCTTTAGCAATAATAGCCGCCGGTACCAATGTACGTAAACGCTCAACCATCTGCGGCCTATTGATAATATCAAGATTGTCAGCTACTAAATCAGCAACCAATGGGAATGCTTGTGGTGCAATTGAAAGTAACTTTAATAATAAATCCAATGCCGTTTGTTTTTGCGCTTCATACGATGCACCGGCTTCAATCGCTAAGTCAAAAATTTCTTCAGTTACATTATTCTTAATGTCACCATTGGCTGTACGTTGATTGATGCGCGCAACCGTTGATTTACCATCTTGTGCTAATAAAGAAACCGACCGTTCAGTATCATAAACCGTCGGAATCATGGATAAAATAGCTCGCCCAACTTGTTCAATCGAACGGATCAGATTATTACGGTAAACCGATGCGCCAAAGTTGCCTTGTTGAACTTTTGCATTAATCGCAACGCCACTTATCTCGCTGGTGGGAGCGCCAAGATTAGCATTATAAATACCCAAGATAGACTGAATATCATCATTTGCTCGTTCATAGTTTTGATACAGCGATTGTGGAATTTCAGAAGGAGGCAATTTATCAGGCTTACCTGCTTTCGGATCAAAGTTATACATCAGTGCGCCTTGATACAATTCAGGGCGCTGCCACTGATAATCATACCCCTTAATCATCGCAGGCGTTGCCATATATTGCTCTTTTCGTGCGTTCTTTAATCCTTGCGCAATTGCAATACCGGTGTAGTTCAAGAAACGTTGCGCATCAATCGCATGGTGTATAAACGATTGTGTGTATTGATTGCCCTGATAAATGTATGAATCACCGTCTTCATAAATAACCGGCAATACTTTTGACGGATGATCATTGCGTTCCAATATGTGATCTTTAATCATCTTGCAATGCATGATCTTATTATCGTCTGCTTCACGTCTATCGCTTATAGTCGGTATGGGCAAATTATTTTCAGCGCATAATTCTAAATAGTCATCCAATTCGCTATCTTCAATCACTTGACCATTATCTAAAAGGATAAGAGATTTCTTAAACCAATCTTTGTAGTAGTAATCTACTATAGTAATCGTGTCATCTTCTTCCCAACCAAAATAGTTAGGCGTGTTTTCAGGAAAGCCCACAGGAAACGGAATATCGGGGTAAAGCTTTTTGAACAAGCTTTTATCAACATTGTAGTAAACTCCACAGAATTCACCATCTGATTTTGTAGGATTGGTAGCAGACGGATCAAAAAATGCCTTTTCGGAAATTGGCACAGCGGCAACGCGTATTTTCCTATCAAATGAGGTTGAGTCTTCATATTCGTATTTAATATGGATCGCACCATAACCGCAGTAAATGGCATTCTCAAAAGCTGTTTCATACGCGATTTGCGATTCGGAATTATAGGCAAGTGCACGCAAGAAATTCTGCATAAGATTGATGCGCTGTTGTAGATCTAAATTGGATGCATCATCGGTATCGCTAACGTATTTTTTACTACGCACTTGCAGTGTCGGTGTAATATCACGCGCTTCACCGATAATCTTTTTACAGAAATCATAGAGCTTATTAAATTGTAAGGACGGTAAGCCTAATCTGATGATTTCTTCTTGCTCATTCGAATTCCATTGGATCATCAATGCAAATTGTTTGTCATTGTTTCCTGTCTGATAATTTACAGCAAAATAATCGTACCACGAGTAGATATTCTTTTTAGCTTGTTCTAAGAATTCTTCATTGGTTTGTGGATCATCATCGTCGTTAATGACGTCGCTTTCATTGCCTTGATCATACATATATTAAAATCTCATCAATTGCGGTTTATACGGCTCTTGTTGTGTGAGATTTAATTTCGATTGAGAATTCAAGTATAACAGAATGTATTGAAGCGCGTCATGTATATGCGAATACTCGTTTTTTAATGGCTTCGTATCATAAATGTCAGAACCAAGAACACGCATCTTCTTGAAATGATAACCGCCCAAGAATCCATCGCGCAACGTAGGACATGTTCTACGTGAAACAGTTATCTTAGGTTTACCCTCAATTAACGTCGTAAGCGTAGCACGAACGGCTTCAAGTCTGGGTGTAATTAGATTAGTAGCGCAGCCATCTATCATATAGCCCGCTTCGTGAAGAATGTCAAAGCACGATGTCATATCGTTTTCATTCATTTTATTGCCGGCCGGATCACCAATGATAGCGGCAATCTCAATTCCATCACAATGACGAGATAGAAATGGAGTTAAGACGTTCTCAATGAATTGCTTGATACCCAATGATTCACTTGTAAGCTCATGAACGATATTATAGGTTCCAAATGTTGTCTCTTGTACCAATACCGCCGCCGGTGTCAATCCAAAATCCATACCAATATATAGTGGCAATGTATCATTAAGATTGAGGATATCGATAGAATGCAAATCATCATTGTACTCCGGATAAACTTTCTTACCAGAGATGACCGTACCGTATTCACCTAAGCAATATACTTTAATGAATTCTTCAGTTGCACCATGCGTCATATTCAAATAGTAATATGCACCTAATCGTGAAAAGTTATCCGCCTGAGGATTGCAAATCCAATGACCGTTATCATTTTTTAATAATCCTGGAGGCTGATTAAATAATACATGACCATCTTCGTTTTTCTTTTCAAAGAGATCATAAATCCAATGACGCTCATTAGGCGGGTTTGTATCAAATATAATGCCTTTCCAATAATCACCCAACACATTAAGCATGTATCGACCAACCCGACCTTTGGAGTGATCAAAAATCGGTTTCTCAATTTCAGATGCTTCATTAATAAATACACCACACACTTCTAACGACTTTAATTTACGAACGTCGCTTTCGCTGTCTAACGCTAGAAATATGACTTCTAATTCAACCGTACCCACATCATCATTGAACTCGTGACGAACGGTTAAAATGGGCTTCTTATTGCGTTGTACGTTGCCTAGATTTCCAAACCACGCCATCCATGAAACATACGTCGTTGATTCAAGTTCTCCATACGTATTGCGAATGATTGCCCACCGCGCATAACGCTTTCCATTCGGCGCAGTGGGCATTTTACAGGTACGTAAAAGTATATCTGCAATCATGGCCGTTGTTTTACCGGAACCATATGCACCTTTGATACCGCGAACGAATTCATTGGATTGATGAAACTTTAAAGCAGTTTCAGTAGGGATGTATTTAACGAGTTCGCTATCTTCATTAATCAAATTAAAAGAATACGCGTCGTTATCGATATAAAGATGTTGTATAGGCGCGACTGTATGACGCTGATACGCTTTCTCAACACGACGCGTAAATGAACGGCCAAGCATTAGTTGCGCTCTTCTATGCGCTCAAGTTTAGCTAATGCTTCATCAGCATGTAAAAGTTCAGCAGCTGTTTTTAATCCGTTAAGTACATTGTTAAAATCAGAAGATGTGATTTTCTCTTGCTCTAATGCTTTCATTACAACTTCAATTTTTCCTTTACCGGATTTTTTAGCAAAACCCTTTAATTGAGGCTTCGTCATTTGTTCAATTAAAAATTGATGACCTCGTGGAGAAAAACCTTTTTGCTCTCCGCCGGTAAGCATTCCACGCTTTAAATTAGAGAGTACAATATTGCGAGCGCGCGTATAAGACTGTGAAAAGCCGATGCATCTTTTATTACGTCTCCATGCATTCATTGTCCAATAATCGACTTCAAAGCACTCTGCAATTTCTTCTAAAAAAAGACCTGTCTTTGCTAACTCTATAACTTTATCGTTATATTCAGGTTTCCATTCAAGCGGTCGACCATTTTCCATATAATTACCCATTAGTTAATATATACATTATTGTATTAAATTTATACGCAGATGGCAAGTAAAATAAATAGATGACTTAGTCTCCAATTTTAACCATTTAAGTTCACCATGTTCACCATTAAGAAGACATTAAGAAGACAATAAGCAAATAAGAAGACATTAAGACGACAAGTCACGACAATTAGGACAAATAAGACAATTAAGAAAATTATTTCATATAATCTATTGACTATAGTTATTAATTGTTATATACTGTTATCGTAGTAGATAATAATAATAAACAAAGGGGGCTAATATGCCATCATTAAACATCAGAATTCATTCAGAATCAGAAGCATTAGAAGTCTTAAGAACATTTGTACAAAACCCAAAAACCATCGCATGGCATCCATTGTATCGATATCTCACCTATTCATACGATGGCGAATCAGAACAGTTCACCTTTCGAAAAACAATAGCCAAACACGAATATGCACACAACATTAACGAAATCATTCTTCAAGTCCAAGAAATGATATATCCAGAAAGGAGGTTATAATCATGACGCCAACTGAACTAAAAAAAACCATCACAAGCCGATTCGATACAGACTTACTTATCACCACCAGCAAAACGATGGACAGAAAAGAAATCGTAAACGTTTATGTCATCAATGATGAACTTATTGACGATGTAAAAGCGTATGTCAAAGGGCATATACGAAAAGACATAGACCAACAAATTTTTATATTTTGAGGAGAACAAAAATGATACAGGCTAAATTTAAAGAAATAACAGAAAGACTTCATAGAAACATGGTTGAAATTCTACGTGAATATAAAGATGACGATGATGTAACAGATAAAGATATGTGTATTATTATTAACAACGTAGCGCAATCTTTAATTTCAGAATGTGTGGAAACTTTTATTCCAAAAGATTGCGCAGATTATATTATTTTATCAATTAAAAATTTAATAAGAGCATATGAAATTAATAAAAAAGAAGAACAAAAATGATGCATAATAAAAAAACACAATTAACTGTAGAAAAATGTATTAATAAATTCACAGACGAATTACAAAAAAATAATCTAACTCATAGCGAAATGTGCATCGTAACAAAAACATGTCTTTCTATTATAGAAGCCGGCTTAGAATGTACGCTTATGAATATGGAGAATAAAAATGAAAATAACTAAAACAGACATCATAAACTTTATCAGCGGCAGCATTGTATTGTATTTAATACTAATGATAATACTTTAATCGGAGAACAATAATGATGATAGAAATTAGATGCGGCAACTGCGGTGAACTCGCTAACTTAATGAATTACGAAAATTGCGGAGAATTAAATATCACTATTTCGCCATGTAAACAATGTTGTACGTCGTCAAAAAAAGATGAAGAAAAAATTATTATGTTAGAAAAGTCTATTAGAGATTTATTTAAACGACTAGAAGATAAAAATGTTTTTTTAAACTGTTTACGAGAGGGTTTAAACATATTAGATGGAGAATGCTAATGATACAAGACTTCATGAATGAAAAAGAAAAAAAATTCTCACGCGAAATAGTAGACTTCATCAATGATTTTTCATATAAAATGAAAGAAAAAGGACAAAATGAAAGTATATCAATTGATGTGATAATTACTACGGCGGTTAATAGTTGTGCCGTTTTAATAGCAGCAATTAGTTGGTTTATGCACGAAGACGATAGAGATATGTTAATTTGTTATGTTAGAAAACGTTACGAATCTTTCTGTGAAATAGTAAAAGAAGAATTCGATAAATGCGAAAAAGAAGGCGGAAAAACAAAATGAACATAAAATTACAAAAACTCATTAAAGATACAACGAGCGCGTTAAGTGTTGCAACTAATCCTAATTCATTTTTTCATATAAAATCGAATGACAAAGAAAAATTACAACATACGCTTGATATTTTAAATGAACTTCAAAATCATTTGGAGATAAAATAATGTTCGAGGAAGAAAAAGAATTTATCTATGATGAGTTTCTTTCGGCTGATGAGATGTATAACATTTCCGAAGAAAATAAAAATAAACGCCGTAAATGTAGGAAAAAGTATGCAATTAATCAGGTAAGTGATGCAATAAAAGAAACAACAGTAAGAGGACATTTTGAATGCGGCTTTCCAGAACTTATTACTCATCTAAGCGATGATGAAAGAGAAACGAGATTATATATTTATCACCTGTTGAAACAACGTGGATATAAATTAAAAATGAAAACAGAAAGAATGCATGGATTATCACCGGGCAAAGAATCTGAATTGTACTATAGAAAAAATGTTTACATAACATGGGGGAAAAAATGACTGAAATAGAAAAAGAATTTTTTGAAAAAATAAAATCCATAACTCATGATATAAGAGTAAAATTGTTAAAAATACGAGATAAGTTTACAGAGTTAAATTTTCTTTCAGATACATATGTTCCAAAAAAAGGAAAAGATCTACAATGTAAATTAGCGATTGGAAGCAATGCCGCTGAAGAATCAATGCTTCTTCAAGATGCCATTGAGGAATATAAAGCAAAAGTCGAAGAATATCTCCATCATCAAGATATCCTCAAAGGCATCGATGACATCAAGTCAGGGCAAGTTGAACCTTATGTTTTTGGTGAAGGTAAAAACGAATAAATATTTCTCAAACTAAGGGTAAAAAAATGAGCATACAATCAGATAAAGAATTCGATGCGTACACGAGTGCCATTATGAACGCATTACATGATTTTCACAAAATCATAGGCAATATTTCTAAAGCCATGGGTGCCTCAGAAGATGACTTCATAAAAGTCACGGCGGCTTTAGGACAGTCACTTTTATTTTCAACCATTAAAAGCTTTGCACTTCAAGATGAGTACACGGCTTTTCTAGATGAAGTATTTAGAGCTTTAAAACGACAAGCGGAAAATTTTAAGTTACAAAACTATACTGTTCAATAGTAACGCTATATACTTTTTGTTTTAACAATCCGGAGATTCAAAATGAAAGGTTCAAAGAACAAAAATGCAATGGGCGCCCAAATGCCAGCAATGCCAGGTATGATGAAAATGAAGAAAGTAGCCAGCGGCACCGCTAATGGTTATAAAACAGCAGGGAAATCTAAAATGGCGCCTGGTACAGGTATGAAACCAAACATGAAACCAAAAGGTAAGAAAAAGTAAAATATTCCTGAGTAGCTCAGTTGGTAGAGCACGTGGCTGTTAACCATTAGGTCGTTGGTTCGAGTCCAACCTCGGGAGCCATAAAAAAAGGGTGTATTACTATTACAGCTCTACACCCCCTCTCATCTCACACACGATAAGCGTAACTAATAAAAAATCTGAAGTCAATCTACTTCTTTTTGCTCATCTTCATTAATGTTTTAGCCAGATTCGCTCTCTTAACGGTTGTCGTAGAAAACTTATCGGGGTTATTGGTTACTTTAGATGCAAATTTAGCTACCGGCATTTTAGCCTTTTTAGCCTGTGCGGTGAAAGCGCCTGGTTTCTTGATTGCGCCTTGGATCCAATTTTTCTTTGTTGCCATGATGGAGTGCTCCAGTATTTTTTCTAAATTAATAGGTGAAGGATAGTTAATCATTGAGATTATCATATTTTTTAAGTATTTGGGATATCTCAATTTGCGCCAAATCAGTATAAAACTTCTTTATGGAATCTATAACTTCTATAGACGATAAGAAAAACAATCGCTCTTCACCAAGCGTTTCTAATAGCATATTATTTTGTGTGTGATTGTGTTTTAAATCAAACACTGTTTTAAATGTAAATGTTCGCTCAGTCTTCTGAGTTTCATCGTAATCAAACAATGATATAGTTGGAAAAATGGTACGTACTGCTAATGTGGGATTATAATGTTCTTCAAATATTTCATAGTAAAAATGTCCATTCTTTTTTAGAACACAATGATAATATTTTTTTTTCATATTAACTCGTTAAGTAATTTAATAAATAATTTTTTGCATCTGTAAAGCTATAAGCTAGATAAGTATCGTAACCGCGTTTGCGTGCATCTTCAAAGAATAATAATTGTTCTGGCGTTGGCTTGTTAGGTTTTATTTTAAATTCAATAAACAATCCGTGTTTAGTGGAATTAGGTATCATCACAAACATATCCGATGCACCTTTACGCAATCCCATTCTCTTCATACGGATCATTTCGCCTGCCCCTCTTAACCCATCATTTGGAATTGAAAAAAATGCATTCCTAACCATTGGTTGAAAATTAGCCCATTCAACAAAAGCCGATTGCTCATCCGCTTCTGGATGTTTATGTATATTTCGAAACGGCCTTAGAATATTTTGCTTTAGTGACGTCCGACTTTTTAATTTGTTTCTTGGCTTTCTCTGCATTTTGATAAATGGTGTTAACCAATCCCCAGGGTATATTTTTTTCAGTATACTTGCCGGATTGTTTAACTGCTATACCTGTAGCGGTTTTCCAATTCGCTTTTTGTAAAGCGGTTTTTGGAATATTAGATTTGGTTTTATAATTCCCAGACAGAATTGTTTTTTTAGAATATGGCATTTTATTCCTCTACATTGTCATTTAAAATCATCTCAGCTAATTCTAAAATAATTTCACTCACATTAGTATAAATTTCGGATTGTTTTTTATACACATCAATTGAACCTATATAATGACTCAAAGAGGCTTTGCATTCTGATAATTGATATTCCAAATCCAATATTTTATTTTGTAACTGATTGTTAATAACTTCTAAATCTTCTTTCATTTTAACTCTTCCGTTTCTTTTTAAGATAGCATCATCTAAATCATTCATTGCAAGATTAATATCTATCATACCGTATTTAATCTTTATTACGTTTCAATTCAATAATTTCATTTTCAAGATCATCCACAATTTTAGCATGTTCACTAAATGAAATATGATCATCATATTGATGATTAAAATTATTAATATTCCCTTCAAGTTCTTCTAATTTATCTTGCAACCTATATAGCGCTGTTAGTATTTGTTCTTTATCATCTGGTTTAAGCATGTTTACGTCTCTTTAAATTTTATATTATTATTAAATAATTCGGGCACAATTTCTCTTTTTATATAAACTCTAAATTCAATATCAAGAGCGTTTAACCACGCTTCTTCTTTAAATACAATCTGGCAATCAATTATATGCACATAATTCCACCATCGCTCATATGTATTTTCTAATGGATCATAAAAATCCGTAGGAGGATGTGATAATTTACACGCCTGCATATATTCAATTTTTTTATCATAATCTAATAATTGAAAAACTTTTACCTGAGTTTTCATTAAATCTTGAAAAACTCTGCAATAATTTTTATCTATTTTGTCAACATATCTTCTTAGGAACGCGATCATGTATCGTAAATGTTTTAATTCTTTTCTATTAAACATCAATAAATCCTCTTTATTCTACTTTTGGTTTTTTTATTTCATTTAATGCTTTCGTTAGTTTACTTGTTAATGCAGTTATTTCTTTATTTTTATACGCTACAATTTTTTCTAACTCAATATTTTTTGATAAAGTATCCTGATATTTTTCACGATTTATATCATATCGTTCACGTTCCGAAATTCTTTCAGAACGTGATACCGCAATTGCTTGTTCAATATCAGCTTTATAGCGCAAATGATTCGCTTGAATATCTTTCCATTTGGCATCTGCATCATTGACCGCCTTCGTACATATAAATTGTAAATCAATTATAATCATCTTTAAGAATTTTATGCGCTTCTCATATTGAATCTTTATCAGCCTCAATTAATTTTCACGAATTCTTAAGTTTGTATTAAAATCATCTAAAATATTCATATTTTTCTCCAAGTGTGAAATTACATTAAAAACTATTCATTAAACATCGATTAAACGAAATCCTATAGGTCAAATTTAAACGCTTGCCACCTAACCAATGCGATGATGGCTCCTTGTTTAAAAAACTCATAAAATATATCTTAAAATTATTCATTGTTTAATTTATTAACAAACGATTTAACCAGGGGATGACTGACTAATTTTTCATCACCTGAGGCTACAGCGCAGAGGATTATTTTTTCTTTTGCGCTTTTGCATTCTTTCACACGTTCGTTCAAATCCGGCATCGTGGCATTCATCATTTGTAATTTATCGATTAGTAAATCTTCCGTGAAAGAAATTCCTTTTTTCAAGGGAACGTTGGGTACGATATTTTGTCGATTGGGTTTAGGTCTGGATTTTTTAATAATGCGTGCAATATCCCAACTCGTTGGTTTTTTAAAATCATTTGCTTCTGACTTACGCCATTCATTCCAGGCTTTTGTGATTTCAGTTTCGTTGAATGGATATAAATCATCATGCCAAAGTTGTTTAAGCTCAGGAGAATTTTCCAAACGATGATAATCAAAAATTGTTTTAAGAATTTTTTTCAAAATGGGTGTACCTCGATGTTGGATAAATCATCAGCCCATCGACCTTGGTTAAGCCAGGTGAAGGGATGGGGAATGTAATCAAGGGATTTATTTTCCCAGTGAGGCAAATAATTTTGTAAGCCCTGAAGAATTTCATCAGGAGGCACTTTGTCCTTTTTGCAAAGTAGTACAAATTTTTGTCTGCACTTTTTTTTAGCAACCTTACGAGGATATAAATTCCAAAAAAGATCGAATCGATCCACAAAAAGATCCGCAAAATGATCGATATAGATCTTCTCTGTATCTGTATCTGTATCTGTATCTACAACGTTTCTGGAACGTTTCTGAAACGTTTCATCTTTTGATCTTTTATTTTCTCGGTATTGTTGAACTCTGTAAGTACTTGAATCTGAAATAAATTGTCG